CCTGGAACAATCCCTCCTCCTCTCCCACCGACTTCAAAGCCGCCCTTGAGGAGGCAGAACGCGTTCGCTATGCCATCTTCCAATTGGAGGAAGGTGAGAACGGTACACCCCACTACCAAGGCTACATTGAGTACACTTCTCCTCAAAGGTGGAGCTACCTCAAGTCAATCTCTGACAACTCCATCCACTGCGAGAAGAGAAGGGGAACGAGAGAGCAAGCGAGGGATTATTGTAAGAAAGAGGAGTCTCGCAAAGAGGGTCCGTGGGAGGTCGGTGAGTGGAAAGCTGGTGGTGCCGGGAGTCGGACCGATCTTACAGGGATTATTAACGCCTGCAAAACTGGTAGCCTCAAACGAGTTGCAGAAGAACACCCCGAAGGGATACTGCGTTACTCTAAAGGTTCCTCCACCCTCTCTCTTTCTATAACTAACATTAAGGGGTATCTATGTTGTGTCGACTTAATTGGCCAAGGAGAGGGGAGCCCCCCCAGGTCTACCTCCTCTATGGACCCCCTGGATGTGGAAAAACCAGACTGGTGAATGATAAGTACCCTATTGGAGGCCCTTGCTTCAAGAAAGCACCCGACACCAAGTGGTTTGATGGCTATGACGGTCAAGAGATCCTTTTGTTGGATGACTTTGCAGGGGCTGCCTCTAAGATGTCTCTCAATTATGTCCTTCAGTTACTCGATAGGTATGAGATGACAGTGGAGGTGAAAGGAGACTCTGTCCCTCTCTTGGCTAAGAAGATCTTCATCACTACCAACATCCACCCAAGCCTCTGGTTTAAGTGGGAGAACAGGAAGATTCAGTATGAGGCCCTCTCTAGAAGAATCCACCATGTGATAGGTTTCGCTCCTAACTACGTCCCTTTTCTCCTCTACAAGGCACCTTTCTTTGGAGTCCTAGAGGAGCAACAGTTCAATGATTACTCTTCCTCTAATTGCGTGTGGAGAGAGGAGAGATCTATCCTCCCTATGCCTGACCTCTAACTAATACAACTACCTTTCTTTACGCTTGCTTGAAGGAGCCGCAAGGGGTGCCGTCAGGCACCAGTCATGGCTCTTCTGTTCCTTGAGCGACGCCTCAACATTAACTAAACAGTGTGCACAAAATAATTCCAGACCACGTTTACTGAGTTACATTTCACCCTTCCCCAACCAACTAGGACTTGCAAAAGAACTGAATACCACCAGTGATATCAGCAGTGCCAGCCACAGCAGCAGTGATGAACACGAGCTTGTCACCACCCATCAACTTTCTCATGGACTTAGTAGAACCAACCTGCGCTGGCTCTCCTCCATTGGAAGTCCCAACGGAGATCACTCCCCAGGCAAGGACGTTCTGCTCGGGCTCATACATAGTGGCTCCATCGGAGAAGGCCATGGTGTTAGCAGAGTTACCATCCTTCACGAGGATAATAGCCCAAATGGCAGTGGAGGAAGCCGACTTGTTTTCGATGTTCCAGCGGAGGCCAGTAATCGTACAGGGGAAGGTTGCGGTAACCAAATCGGTAGAGACTTGAGCACCAACGGCGGACTTGGCCACATAGATCAAGCTCTTATCGATGGGTCTCTTTTGCGAGACTTGGAAGGAAGGACGGGCACGTTTCATTGGACGGGAGTTCATCTATGCAAGCAAGATAAAGAATGAATGCCGCAACTAGTTTATTGGCGCCCACCTGCCCTCCCCAATTATTCCGCTTTTCAAGGAAAAGTCCATGAAAATATTCGTCTTTACTTGAAAAATCGTTCATGAAAAGAGTCGTTTCGATACTCTGCTCTCTTTAGCCTAGGTTTCTTCACAAAAATCGGGAGCGAGAGCCAGGGACGGGGTGGGGGTTAGTATTACCCCCCACCTCGTCCCGTCCCAAGACGAATTGTTTGGGAACTAGTTCAGTCTCTACTATGGCAAAGTGTAGACATGTCTGCTTCACCTGGAACAATCCCTCCTCCTCTCCCACCGACTTCAAAGCCGCCCTTGAGGAGGCAGAACGCGTTCGCTATGCCATCTTCCAATTGGAGGAAGGTGAGA